CTGGACTCCGTAAGTAATAATCGAAGCAGCATCTTCGGCGGTTTCTTGCTGGCCGTTTTTATAGGTAATTGTTACTTTGTTTCGAAGGTCCCCTAAACGCTTAGAGGTTGAAATACCAGAAGCGTAAGCCCAACCGCCATCGATGTCGGTATAACCATTAGTCCCTAAATATTGGCTTCTGTGGGTTGAATCTGCATATGCAATTCGGCCAGAAGAATCTTCATAAATATATCCAAGGCCAGAACGTGCAAGGTTAGCAATTAACGAATAAACGTCTGTAGTAGAAGCAGAACGAGCGGTTAATTCATAATCGCCTGGACGGTCAATTTCTCCGAGTCCGGAGTTCTCAGCATTAGCCCAGGTAGTCGTTGCATTGTAGGCGGCCCAGGTTTCGGCTGCTGGAACTTCTAGCCAGGTATTAAATAGCAATTCTGAAAGAATAGAATAAATCTGGTCCCCGTCGTTAGCCTTAACTAAGACGCCTTCGGTAAGAGTTTTAGGTAGTTTAGATAATGCGCCTAAAGCAGTAATCGTTATATTTTCCGTAATGGCTGGTTCGCCCGTTGCTATTACTACGTTAATGTCTGTTATGTCACCACCGAATAATGGAATATAAGTTCCAGAAGAATCTTTTATTTTGATTACTACCGAATCGTTTACGTCGTAAGTAATAGCGGCCTGGTTTACATTTTTTATTGTAAAGCGGCAATAACCCGCTACAGGCTGAGAATAGATATCTGAGCGTCCAGAAGTAATTGTTAAATCGGCTATAACTAGGTTGGTTATGTCCCCTGCGCCGTTTACTTCTAGTGCCCATTCTGGCGACCATAGGCTCATGCAAAAGCCCCTGCGCCTAGTGTGCCACGATAAGAAGATTGATTAAGAACGTCCACGATTTGTCGGGCTGTAGACTCTGAATCTATTGCGCCATTAACCGTAATGTTATTATTGTAATTAACTGCTTGTCCAGAATATCCGCCACTAGGAGCCATTGGCACGAATGGAGCGTTAGTGGTTCCAGGGTTTGTTGTTTTCATACTTATATTTGAAGCGCCACCGCCAAAACCCAAGAATCCTGCTACTTTGCTTCCCCACTCAAAAAGAGTTTGAAACGCGCTAATAAGTTTTCCGACTGCTGAAACCGTTGTACTAATTACGGTTCCAATTACTTCTAAGGATATTCTAAAAGCCCCACCCAAGAATGGCGCAAGATAGTTTTTTAGAAATGACCATAAACCGGCGAAGGCTTCTTCGTTAGCCATAACTGCGCCTTTGACTTTATTAAAGATTGACAGAACGCCTTCAAAAATTGGAATTAAAATAGTTTTAGCAACGCTAATAATATCGTTGAATGCTTTCTTTAATCCGTCTCCACCCTGGAAACCTTCGACGAAAGATTGAATAGCCGGGATAACATATTGAACTATGTTTTCAACCATAGGAGTAATCGCATCCAGAACGAAGGCTCCGACTGTTTCTTTACCTTCATCAAATGCGACTTGAAGTCTGGCCATCTTCCCAGCAAAAGTATCTGCTTGGGCTGAGGCCTGTCCACCGAAAGTGTCTGCTAAAGACTTTGTAATATCGTCTAGCGACATAGTTTTTAACTGAGCGGCTGTAAGTCCTACGCCTAGTTTTACTAGTGAAGCGGAATTACCTTCGGCGGCCTTACTCATGGCGTTTGTAACTGCCTCGAGTGACTTACCTGAACCGGCGGATACATCTAAAGCGACTTGCTGAAGTTTTAGCGCCTTTGAAGTATCATTAGTAGCGCGTAAGAATCTTTCGAAACTTGGACGTAGTTCATCGTCTGTTTTACCAGTCAGTAAAGAAGTTCTAAGTATCTGCTTTTCTACTGCCGCTATCTGTTCGTCTGTAGCGTTTGTAACATTCTTTAGAGTAAGCGCTAATTTTGCTTGCGCCTTTTCGTCCTCTATTGCGGATTTAACTCCATCTACTAAAAGTTTTCCAGCATAGGCAGTAGCAGCAACGCCAGCCGCCAAGAATGCCGCACCTGCTACTTTGCCAAACTTTGTAACTTTATCGCCGAAAGTAGTAACATTATTATCAGCGCTATTTAAACCCTTTGTAAATTGGTCTATATCTGCAAGGAGTTTAAGGGTTAAGGCTCTACTAGTTCCGGCCATTATGTCCACTCCTTTAAAATTTTACTAAACGCTTCGGTCCATTCGGTTACTATCTTCGGCTGAATTTTGCGAAGTGTAGGATAGATAAACCATCCTTTAGAACCGCGACCTTCACGTCCTGACCAAACTGGAAACTGCTTATACTTATTAGAACCAAACTCTGAACCACCCCAGATATCTTTAGTGGTTGCACCACCTGAAAACTTTTGAGCGGCAAAACCATAAGTGATTTCACCTATCTTGGATGACTTCTTTACTCTAGCGCCTTGCGCAATACGACTAGCAACGGTTCGGGAACTTAACCCCGAAGCAGTGCTAATGACTTCACTTCTTGCGTAATCTGCTAACGCTCCAGAAACGCGCTTGGCTTCTTCTGTTGCTTTCTCATCCATATTCTTTAACGCTTTAAAGACACCACGAAGTTCGGTTTTATCGAAGGCTATTTGTTCAGCCATGATTCCTCGCTTCTAATATCTCTATTGCGGTTAAAATATCTTCGGCAGTTTCCCACTTATCCATTGGAATATGTGTGGCTAGTGCCAGTTCTACTAAGAGTCGGCTTACGCTTCCTCTGGGATGGCTTTTGGGTCTGCATCGCCTACTTCAACATCTGCGACGGTTTCCATCCAGACATCAAGCGGCTTAACTGGCTTACCGCCTGCATCTCGTTTCATAGCACTATGGGCCACGTATAAGATGTCATACATCCCGCCGAACTGGGAGATAACCTTTTTAGTTGTCATCTCCCATCGAGCGTAATCCGGCGGACGTACCTGGTAAGTCTGTTCTGACCCATCATTATATTTAATTGTTATGTTCTGTTGCATTTTTGCCCCCGTTTCTAGTTTTTAACTAAATGTCTCTGTTACTTCACCCTTTGAAACTTTAAAAGTAAAGTCTACAGTCTGGGCATCTGTTCCAGCGCCACCGGCAGTTGGAAACTCTGGCTTAATTGGAAACACGAACTGCGCGCCTGTTGCAGCCGTAAGAGTAATGCTGATGTCTGTATCTGGAGCGGTTTCGGCTGCAGTCCATAGAGCCTCGCATACTGAGTTAGCCTTACCCCAGTCTGCCAACATTGAAAGTGCAAAAGTACCTTCTACGTTTACTGTCTTGTAAGCCTCGCCGTCGAGAGTCTGGTATGTCTCACGAACGTTTGTCTTTGTTAGAACTGCGCTTGTTGCTTGTGCTTCGATATCTGTTCCACCTGTGAAAGATAGAGAAATATCGCGCCCTGTGATTACTACGGTTGCCATATTATTTTCCTTTAGTTTGTTTGTGTGTAATAGGTAGAAACTCTGATATCGGCCACTAAAACATTAGAAGGCCCTACTTGAGTTACTGTGGGTTTTTCTATTGCTCCGATTGTGTATCCGGCTGGAATGACTTTCAGAACGCTAATTACTAACTGCTCGAGATTATCGAGTGATGCAGGGTTGGAGTTGTAAGCAACAGCAACCGAGATAGTTAGATTTATCTTCATATGTAAAGTTGATTTGTTAATAGTCTCTAATTCAATATATGGAGAATCCGGAACTGTCACTACGAACGGGACCATAGGGGCCTCTGGGACGTAGGCATAGACGTTAGCGGTTACACCTGCAAAAGCAGTGGCTAAGGGTTGTCTAACTGTATCTAAAATTGTGGACATTACTGGACCATCGTTTCGACGTCAATATATGCGCCTAGTAATCCTGACACTCGATTGAATAAACTACGGCCTAAACGATATGGTGAAACTTGAGTGAAATCTATGCCTTCGATTTGTCCGCCTGGAGCGATTCGGGATTGAAATACTTCTACCGATACTGCAAGAACGGCAGACTCTACGGCTGCGACGCCTACATAAGTTGAAGCGCCGGAAAGAGTTGCTAAACCTGATGGGATTACTTTTCTTTCGATAACGTCTGCGCTAGTGATTGCAACAGTAAAGTAACCATTAAATTCTCTGTAATCTCCGCCTAAAAATACGCGTGAGTTTGATTTAATAATAAAATCATCTTCGTCATAATTGGATGATTCTAGAATAGTAAAAGTTCCGTTGAATGGAGAGCCTACGTTTGTTATTACTACGCTCTGGCCTTCGCTAAAATTGTTATCGCCAAGAACTGAATAAGTTGCTATGTTGTCTGTTAAAGAAACTCTGTCTATAGGACTTGAGTATCTAGTAAGCATAGGCAGAATTACCGCTTCTGCTGTGTCTATAACATCTGTTAAATAAGCATCGTTATAGAGAGAACTAGAAACGCCCAGCACTGAGCGAAGTTCGGCTGCAGTTACTATTGTTGCCATTTCTAGTCCTCTCGTTAAACGACTGGGGGAAGTCCCGGGAGCAGAACTCCCCCCATGATTAGTTGGTTAAATTACGCAACCATGTAACGGTATGCGCCT